TGCTCGTGGAACGATAGAACGAGTCGGGCCAGACAATCCGAAGCCCAGGATAGGCTGCAGATCGCCCTCCAGGTTCCATTCGTGGTCCTGGAAGATCCGCCCAAACTCGCAGCAGCCGCATCCGCATGCCATCACACAGTTCCGTATGCCCAAATCTGGCCGCTAGAGCCGCTTTTCCACAGCAACCGAATTGGCCCGCAGTTGGCACTTTGCAACTGCGAAATGTCTCCAGCTTTGCCAGCGGCGTAGGTATGGCCGCCTTGCAGCATCAGCACTCGACACGCAAACACGCCGCCGACGGCCGCTCGTCCAATCGCGCCGTCTGCGATCGGTTCCATGCACACAACCACCGCATCTCCTACTTGCGGGATTCTGCCGTTAACGGCCGGCTGCGAGACAAACTGCCGTGCGTTGCGCGAATCTGGGTCGCTTCCCGTGAGCGAACCGTTGACAGGCGAAATAAGCGGCCCAGAAATGCCGAGCACGCCCAGCCACGGCACAGCCGCGCCGCTTTGATTTCTGATTGGAATGACAACCGTAGCGGTTTCACCATCTCTAATCGGCCCGGCCATGGTCCCGTACCGCTGCCCCAGCACAATGTCCGCCGCATCCTGCGCCCGGTTCCACGCCCGGGCCGAGATCGCTGACCTGAGCGACTGCCCCTGCTCGATGCGTCCGTCCTGGCGAGGCATTAGCCACCGACTCCAGTGCCAATGCCGAGGTCGGCGAAGTTGGCGTCACGGTACACCCGATTCACGTAGACGTGCTTTGGCACCTTGACGAGCGTGGAGTCGGAGACGTCGTCCTCGTACCGCACCCACAGGTACTCGTGGCCCTTTTTCTCAATGCCACTGATGTTGCCAACGGTGAGTGCCGGCAGCGTCTGCCCAGCACCTGCGTTCGGGCTGGCAAGAAACTTGTACGTCAGACTCCACGGGCCGTCGCCTTTTTCTGCGTCCCACTCGTGCGATCCCGACGCACCAAGAAACAACACCTCGCCAGCCGGGAACGTACGGAACGCAGCGTTATTGACCGTGCCTGTGACACGAGACAATGCCTTGATGTAGGCAGTGGTGACGTATGCAGCCGGCACGTCGTAGCTCTCCGTCCACTGCAACGCCGGAATGACCACGTCCACGCCCTGAACGGAATTGCCGTCCACGCCGATGATGCCCGACATATCTGGCGCAGGGTCTTGACCACCAGCTGGGTAGCGACGCTGCCCAGTATCTGGCGGAACGGCGATTGCCTGCGTCATGTGCGACGTCTGGCCGCTGGTGTCGAACGACCGGCTGCGGCGGAACCCGTTGCCGCTGCCGTCGCCGCCGCCGCCACTGTCGCCACTGGGATCCTCGGCACCTTCTTTGACGTAGGTGGCCTCGAGCTGCCACGCCTCGTCACCGAGATATTCCAGCGTGTAGTGGTCGAGGTGCAGCTGGTTCTCGGGCTGGCCAGGGTATTGCCAGAACAGGTATTGCGACCACAGCGTCTGGTCTATGTCGGCGTGAATGGCCAGGTCGTCGGACGAGCCGAAGATCTTCCACGACTTTTTGTAGTTGGACGTCGCCTTGCGTCCCTTGCGGACGATGGATGCGGACCGGCTCGACTGGTCTTCGACCCAAGTGAAGGTAGGCATTAGGCGGCCACGGCTCCGTCGTCGTTCAGTTTCTTGACCTCTTCGCGGATACCTTTGAGCTCTTCTAGCTGCTTTTGCTGCAGCGACGAACCAAAACTCATGCCGCCAGCGGCGTCGGCCGAAAACGTTCCGGCCACTTCGGCTTGGCTTGCGGCGGCGGCCATGGCCGCTCGCTGCAGGGCGGCCGGATCTGGCGGCGGTGGCGGCGGCGGAACGCCGGGACCGCCGGCTGGCGTTCCTGCGTCCACAACAGGCGACCCACGGTCGTTGAGTCGTTCCGTGGCGGCGTCCACAGCGTCGGCATACTTCTGCTGCTGTTCAGCAGCCAGCCGGCCGGTTTCCTTGAGCGTGAAGAACTCGTCGGCCAAATCAGTTAACTGCTGCATTGAGCCAGCGTTGCCAACGCTAGCGATCACGCCATCCGCCTGGCCACGCAGCGTGCGAGTCAGGCCCGCATCTCGGGTCATGTTCCGCAGGTCGTTCTCTGCGTCTACCGCCTTGGCATCACGCGACAGTTGGTCGGCCGTGACTTGATTGAGCCGCGCGTCCTGCCGGCGCTGCAACGCTCGGCGATCGGCGACAATTTCCGGGCTTTGGATCGCATCAATGGCAATGAGCGGATTGCTGGCAATCGTCGCTGCGGCGTCAGCGCTGTTTATGATGAACGCAAAGAACCCGTCGATCTTGCCTTGCAGGGCGCTCGTACCACGGATCCACGCCGCCAGCAGGCCCTTGAGCGCGATGGCCATGGCCCCCTCGAGGTCGCCGGCCACGATGGAGTCGTAAACGCCCTGCATCGTCGTCTTGGCCACACGGCCCAGGTCAGATAGCACCACAGACGCATCGGTCGCTGCCGATGCCACGCCCTGGCGAATGCTGGCAGACAAGCCATCAAACCCGCCCACAAGGTTGAACGCCGCCACGCCCAGAGCGGCGATAAGCCCAAGAAGGATGGCGAGCGGCGCGTGAGCCGCTACCCATGCCGCACCACTGGCCGCTGCCGCCGCGATCGAGGTGGCCGAATACGCCAGTATGCCAGCCACTGCGGCGGCGAACGACATGATCATCGACGACACGGTGGCCACGATGGCAAACAACGGCGCGACGACGGCCTTGGATGCCATGAGCAGCGTTCCAAACACAGACGCCACCATGCTCACGACGTGGCCCATCGCCAACATGGCTACGCCTGCGGCGGCGAAGCCGGCCACGCCGCTGGCCACGCTGACGACTAGCTCCTGGTGGCGTTTGACGAACGACGTGATGGCCGTGGAAGTCTGCTCAGCAAACTTGGCGGCTTGCTGTAGCGACGGGGCCAACGCATCGCCAATCGCCAGAGCGGTGCCCTCAATCGCAGACAGCAGGATCCTCATTGACCCGCCGAGGCCAGCGTCCATTTCCTTGGCCGTACGAGCGGCGGTGCCGCCGGCTGCCCGCAATTGATCGGCAAGGCCGCGAACGCCTTCAGCCGACGACGACAGCACATTGGCCGAGGTGATGCCGAGCAGCCCAAACGCCTCGGCCATCCGTCTGGTGCGTTCGGCAACCGGCATCCCGGCCGTGACCTTGTTGATCTCGTCCAAGATGTCAACAAGCGGCTTCAGGTTGCCGACCGCATCCGTGTTGCTGACGCCAAACAGCTTCTGCAATTCTTCGCCAGCACCGGCCGAGATAACCGACAATCGCCGCAGGGCCGTGCCGGCCTCGCTGCCCTGAATGCCGACGTTTCCGAGCACGCCAAGGATGGCTGCCGTGTCCTCAAGGCTCATGCCAAGAGACTTGGCGACCGGTCCGGCGTATTTCAGCGATTCACCCAGGCCCTCGACGGTGTTGAACGTGGAATTTGCCGCAGCCGTCAGCACGTCGGCAGCCCGGGTGGCATCGGTCGCCCCCAAGCCGAACTGCCGCAAGGTCGCAGCCATGATTCCAGCCGAAAGTGCAGCGTCGGTGCCGGTAGCCCTCGCCAAGTCGAGCACCGCACCAGTCATGGCGTTGATCTCGTCGGGCTTGAAGCCAGCCCGGCCGAGCTCGCCCATGAGCGTGGCCACCTGAATGGCCGTAAACGAAGTGGTGGCACCGAGCTCGCGGGCCCGGTCGTTCAGCATTTGCAAGTCGGCCCCAGTCGCACCGCTGACAGCGCCCGTGAGCCGGATGGCGTCGTCGAATCCGGCAAACTGGCGAGCAGCCAAAGCGATGGGCGCACCGATGGCCGCCCCGATGCCGGCCATGCGTGAGCCCATCGAGGTCATCGCCTGTCCGACCCGGGCCACCTCCTTCTGCACCTTGTTCAGCGCAGCGAAGAACTGCCGGGCATCCGCCCCGATCTCGACAAACACACCGCCTTGACGAATCCGACCGGCACTCACGTTTTCACCTCATGCCAGTTGGGTCCGAGCAGCTTGGCGATTTCTTCAGGCGTGGCCTGGCGGGCGGGCTTCTTCTTGGCGAACGGATGGAACTTCGACGGCTCTTGGGCGGGCTTGTTCTTGTCTCGGTGCAGGTTGGCGAGCGTGCAGATCAGGTTTGCCGTGTGCCACCAGTCGTGCTCTAAGCGGCTTTGGCGGGCGGCGATGAGTTGTCGGAGAGTCCACTTTCCGGGGTGGACTCCGAGGATTCCGGCGGCTTCCCAGATGGCATCCCAGGTAGATCCGCCGCCGTGATCCCCGCCAGCCCGGCCTCGGCTCGGTCCATCAGTTCGACGGACATTTCGTCCATCTTGGCTGCGAGCAGGCCGACCATCTTTCGCAGCCGCAGGGGGAAAAAATCGACGAGCTCCTGCTCCAAGGCTCGGGCCGCCGCATCAAGCGCGTCGCCTCGCAGGCCCTCAAGGAACTCTTCCTTCGTCAGCTTTTTCTCCTCCACCTGCTTGATCAGCATGGCGTAGAGGATTTCGCCAATCTTGGCGAACTGGCCCCGCAACACCTGGAACGTCTGGCTGATCGTGCCGACGTTGACCAGGTCGAACGGCTCGCTCCTGCGGCGGCCGGTGGTCGCGCCGTTGTCGTCGAGCTCGTCCGTCTCGACGGTCACCATGTCCCGCACTCGGATGGCCGAGGCCACCGTCAGTGCCAGCCGCCACGGGCGGCCTTCGTCGTCCTTGAACTCTTTCATCGCAGCCCCTCTCGGGTTCGCCGCGCTTCCACCGTGAATGTAGCCACGCCGTCAATCGAATCGTTTTCCGACACGCCAGTCACGACAGCCGGGAACGACCAGCCGCCCGCACCGCCCGAGACGGTGATCTGCGTGCCTTGCTCGAGGGCCGTGATAAGGCCAGCGGCGTCGGCTGAATCGTTGAACTCGATCGACACCGACTGCTCGTAGCCGGTCGTGTAGACCGTCGAGTAACGGCTGCCGAACTCCTCGACCTCGATCGTGCGGGCCGAAGAGGAGAACGTGACGTTCCGCGCACTGGCGACGTTTCCGCCGGCCGAGACGGTGCAGTCTTTGCCGAGGGTGATCGCCACGGGATCAGCCCCGCCGGCAGGTGACGGTGTACGTGACCGCTCCGTCGATGGCAGCGTTCTCCACGACGTTCATCACGAGGAAGCTGCTGGTCGGCGTGTTGCTCTCCAGGGCTGCGATCAGCCCCGTGGCGTCGTGGCACTCGATCTCCCACGTCTCCGACTTGAACCCAGCGTCAAACGCCCGATAGCCCGGGTTGCCGGTGGTGCCGCCCTTGTTGGTGCGGTTGGTGACGTCGATGACCTCCACCTCCTCGGTGAACGTCGCCGAGATGATGTCGGTGCCGAACGGAGGAGCGGATGCGTCCTTGCCGAGAGCAATGGCCATGGATCGTGGTTCCTTTCGTCAGGTCTGAGTCTTGAAGCGGGAAGCCGACACCGTGAACGTCTGGATGCCGTCGATCGGCTCGCCGCGAGCAATGTTGGTCACGACGTACTCGATCCCGTTGTTGGTGGCGAGTCCCGTGTCGGTCAGCGTGAACGAGGCCCCGATATTGACGCCCGGGGACTCGACGCACTCCACCTCGATCGTCTGCTCGATGAGGGCCTTCTTGAACTTGCGAAAGCCGGCCGAGCCGTCTGCAAACGAGGTCACGTCGATCTCGTTGGCGGTGTTGTTGAGCGTGATCGTGCGGGCACCGGTGAGCCCGGTGATCGTGACGTCTTTGCCCAGCGTGATGGCCATGAGCCTCTCCGAGTGTGCGGGGGTGTGCTGCCGAGGATAGGACGCTTGGCAGGGCCGCCGCAGGGGGTGTGGCCCGGGCTAGCCGGCCTTGCGGAGCGTGTTGCGGAACCGCTCACGGATGCGGGCCACGACCTTCTGGACGCCGGCGGCCCCCTGCATGTAGGGCCGGGCCGGGTAGCGAGCCACTTTCGTGATCGAGGTGGCTTCCCAGTTGCGTTTGCTTCGCAGCGGCTTATTGGACCAGATCAGGGCACCGTATTCGTACTGGTTGCCACGGGCCACCTTGGTAGTGAACCGGCCACGCTCGTCACGGCCTTGGCCACGGAACCCCCGTCGCCGCAGGTAGGCATTGCGGGCGGCCCCGACGCCGATGCGATAGGCACGCAGCACGAGCGACCCGCCGAACTCGTGGAGCCGGCCGAGCCAGTCGGCTTTGAGTGCTCCGATGACGACGCTTTTCTTGGCGTCATCCCAGAAGAACATCACGTCCCGGTAGGCGAACCGCTTGGGTGCCCACGACTTGATCGGCTTGCCCGCTGGCCGTGGCTTGCCGCTGCCAAGCATCGTCAGGTCTTGGTAGAGCCCGCCC